GCCGAGGCGGCTTCTCGACCGGCGAACTGATCGCGTTCCTGTACGCGCGCAGCTTCCCGAAGGCCGAATGGGGCCGCCGCGTTGACGAGGCTTTCAAGGGCGCCGAGAACCTGTGACGCCCAACGCCGGAATTCACCGCGCGGCCGAAGGCCGTCCGGTGGAATGACTTGTTATGCCTACTGAGGTTGCCATGAGAAAGCCGCCGTTCCCTGACCACTTTTGCCAATGCGGCAAGTCTGCCGAGTTGTGCCACTACAGCGGACGCCGCTATGCCTTCTGGTGTTGGCTGTGCTGGTGGGGTGCCAAATGATCCATTACCACGGCTTGCCGATCACGCCAGCGACAGCAGCTCGCGCCGCTGTGAGCGGAGGGCATGCGTTCGTTTCGTTCCGCTACCCCGACCAGTTGGGGTTAGTGCTTGAGGTTTGCCAGTCTTTCGCCGTGGATAACGGGGCGTTCTCGGCGTGGAAAAGCGGCGAGCCGGTGACGGACTGGACGCGCTATTACGCTTGGGTGGCAGAGTTGCAGCGCTACCCGTCTTTTGACTTTGCAGTGATACCGGACGTGATCGATGGGGATGAAGAAGCCAATGATGCACTCGTGGCTGAATGGCCTTGGCGGGGAACGGCAAAGAGCGGGTGGGTCGGCGCTCCCGTCTGGCACATGCACGAATCTATCGACCGATTGCAGCGCCTTGCGCGGGAGTGGCCAAGGGTCTGTCTTGGCAGCAGCGGAGAGTTTGCCACCGTTGGAAACGCCAGATGGTGGAACCGAATCGCGGAAGCCATGAACGCTATTTGCGACAAGAACGGCAGCCCGGTTTGCAAGTTGCACGGACTGCGGATGCTGAACCCGGAAGTTTTCGGCCGGCTACCGCTCGGCAGTGCCGACAGTACCAACATTGCGCAGAACATCGGAATTGATTCGGCGTGGCGAGGAACTTACGCGCCGGTCAGCAAAGACTGCAAAGCGCTGGTGATGCGTGAGCGGATCGAGAAAGAGCAGGCCACAGTATTTTGGGAGCCGCAGCCCATACAAATGGTGATTGCGGCATGAGGCATAACTAGTTGTAGACGTCATATTTGACGCAAAACTATGCGTCGCACGAAAGCCGGACCCACAGCATGCCACTCATGACCATCACAGCCGCAGCCGCCCAGCTCGCAACCTCGCGCCGAACGGTCGAGCGCGAGATTGCCTGGAGCAGCCAGCAGCTTGCGGCGCGGGTGTTGACCCTGCCGCGTGGCGAAGCGCTGCAGGACGGCAAGGAACACCCGACGCAGAAGCCGGTGCGGCTGATGGCGTGGTGCCTGGACATGCACCCGAAGGCAAAGACCGTGTGCGACCCTTTCATGGGCACCGGGACAACCGGCGTTGCCTGCGTGCAAAGTGGGCGCAGGTTCATCGGGATTGAGCGCGAGCGGCACTACTTCGAGATTGCGTGCCGCCGCATTGAACAAGCCGCCGCGCAGGGGCAACTGCTGCCCGCAGATCCTGCTGGCGAACCACAACAGGCGGGGCTTGAGCTAGAGCCCTAACGCTGGAATTCAGGCGCGGCCGTAGGCCGTCGCCTGGAATGACGTGTTAGGGCACTTCTTGGTGGAGAACAGATGAAGTCAGTAGCAGGCACCCTGGCGGCACCGTTCCCGTACTTTGGCGGGAAGTCGCTGGCGTGCGAGACAGTGTGGGCCGCGCTGGGCGACCCGGAGAACTACGTGGAGCCGTTTGCGGGCTCGGCCGCCATGCTGCTGGGCCGCCCCAACGTGGGCAAGGTTGAGACGATCAACGACGCGGACGGGTTTGTGGCGAACTTCTGGCGCGCTGTTTCGCTGGATGCCGCCGAGGTGGCGCGGCATGTGGACTGGCCGACCAACGAAGCCGACTTGATTGCGCGACACTCTTGGCTGGTGCGCAACGCACCCGGCCTGCTGCAACGCCTTGAAGCCGACCCGGACTACTACGACGCGAAGGTGGCCGGCTGGTGGTGCTGGGGCGCATGCAACTGGATCGGCAGCGGATGGTGCAGCGGCACCGGGCCGTGGCAACACGATGGCGAGAAGCTAGTGGACGCCCGGCAGCTGCCGCACCTGGGAGACGCGGGCCGGGGCGTGAACCGGAAGCTGCCGCACCTGGGCAACGCGGGCCAGGGCGTGAACCGGCAGCTGCCGCACCTGGGCAACGCGGGCCAGGGCCGCACGCACTACATCTACGAGTGGTTCGGCGCGCTGCAGGATCGCACGCGGGGCGTGCGGGTTGCGGTGGGCGACTGGCAGCGCGTGGTTACCGAAAGCGTGACCGTGCGACACGGCCTGACAGGGGTTTTCCTAGACCCGCCGTACACCAAAGGCGCGATGGACTATGCGGCCGGTGGCGTAGGCGGCGAGCTGGCTGACAAGGTGCGCGCGTGGTGCGCGAAGAACGGCAACGACAAGCGCCTGCGGATCGTGCTGTGCGGCCACGCTGGCGAGCATGACGAACTGCTGCAGGCGGGATGGCACACGCGGGCCTGGGCGGCGCGCAAGGGCTACGCCAGAACCGACGAGGCGGTGGAGAACAGCGCCTCTGAAACCCTGTGGTGCAGCCCCCACTGTGTGCCGGAGAGGCAGAAGCAGGAGGCGCTGTTTTGAAGTGCCCTAACTCGTTGTAGACGTCCTGCTTGACGCAACGCTATGCGTCAAGCGACAAGCGCCAACACGACGCACGCAGCAACCGCCATCAACGTAGCCACAGCAGCCAACCGCCGCACGGACCGCGCCAGGGCTACCTCGCGCCGCAACCTCTCGAGACAAGCGGCGCAGCGGGCATCCCGGGCTTGCTGCTTGGCTTCAATGGCGCCTATGCGCCGGGCGGTGTCGTCGTCCACCTTGTCTAGCCGCAGATCAACAGCCGGATGTCTCGTTGCAGATACTCGGCGTAGGCGTCAGGCTCGCCATCGGTCCTGGCCTCCTGAATGACGGCTTCCAGGTAGTTGTCACAGCGTTCAAGCAGCTTGCGCAGCAGCGCGATTTCAGCCTGAGCAGCAATGGCGGTCGCCTCGGCGTTGATCCGCGCTTGCGGTTCATCTGCCAGCCGGGAGCGCTGGCGAGTCATCGTGATCATCGCGCCGCCTGCGTGCCGGCGTTGCCAATACTCGAGTCCACCACCCAATCTGCAACATCCGTGCTGCGTCTCCGTGTGACCTTCGGCGGCTCCGGCTTTCCGGCGACGTGCGATTCATGGGCATCACGGATCGTTTCGAGTTCGACAGCGAGCTTCTTGACTGCCGTGTAGAGCTGCTTCTGGACCTCTCGTAATCTGGAAAGCGTCTCGATCTGGATCAGGATTTGAATTGCCCACACGATACCAAGCGCGGCGAACGTTCCGAACGATACCTCGATCATCGCTTCTTCCCCCTCTCCAAGTCGTCAAGTCGCCTGTCCAGTGCGTCAATGTGACGCTGCAGTCGTTCTTCTAGTCGCTGTGCATCGGCTCCACGGAACCGATCACTTGTCGCGCTAGCCTTCTCCGCCCGTAGTGCCGTCACTTCCTCCAACACGAACCGCTGGCGCTCGTGCATGGCCGGGATCAGCTCCACCTGCGCCGCCCGGCTTTCGTACTTGGTGCGCAGTTCCGTGAGCGTCTGCTGCATCGAGAAAAGCGATGTGGCCGCAGCGATCAGCCCGGCAGTCAGGCCGCCAGTCAGGATGGACGACCACTTGATCTGCCCTTCTTCGTCCTTGATGATGGACATTGCGGCGACGCATAAGACAGTCGGTGATTCCGCCAGCGCCCTTGCTTTCTGGAGAACCTGCAGCCAGGTATCATGCATCAAGTCCATTTATAGCTCACAGTCCAGATAAACCGTATGTATTCCGTTGTCGCCAGCACCATTGACCTTGATCACCAGCGCGTCCGCCGTCGTTCCGGTCGTCGTGAAAGCAGCAGCGTCGCCAAGTGTCACAGTCGGGACGTCGCGCATGTGGATGGGAACGCTGATTTCCGCCGTCGTCAGGTACAGGTCCATCTGCTGATAGTACCTGTTGCACTCTTGCCGTGTGATCGCCCGCGACTTCGAGCAGACCATCACCCCGTCGCCGCTTGAAGGATTCCCTCTGTCAGTCACGATGAAGCTGTAGACAAAAACCTCGTCGTCCGTTGCTGAGGCCGTACTGTCAAATATCACTTCGATTTCAAATGCAATCTGATTGGTCGGCTCGTCAAATGTAAAATTGTAGCCTCCATTAACTGTCCCAGATGTAAGTAGGATTTTGTTGCTCCAAGTGTCTGCAATATAACTGTCCAGACTTTCATCGATCCCGGTGTTCATGTACACATAGAACGTAACCGACGTCACGTTCGCCAAGGTCTGCAGGCCGAAATTCACCCACAGTGTTTTGTCTTTGTTTGTGAATTTCTTGCTGTCTTCTGTGTCAAGAATCTGAATCAGACGAACAGCGCCGGTATTGCTGCCAGCGGTACGCTTGATAATGATCTTGTCGCTATCGTGGTCAATGTCAATAAGCGTCTTGAAGTCTGATGTTGGCGCCACGCCGTACCACCTTCTAGCGTGTTGGCTGTACGGCGCCCCAGTGGCAAACACTAGATCATCCTGCACAGCGTACTCTCGCTCTTGAAAGTAGCTGTTGTGGACAATGTTGTTGCCGGGCGAAACCAGATCGGTCGTCGGGACAGGCGCCCAGTCGAAGTCATAATCCGTCGCGCTGAGCTTCGTCAGGACATAGTTTTGCGCGCCTCCAGCCGGCAACACGCTGACAATCATGGCCCTGACCATCTTCCAAAACAGATACATCCAATCGTCGAACTTGGCGTCTGTCTTTGGCGGAGGAGGGGAAACTACGACGCCCATCAGCGGGGCGCCGAAATCAGATCAGACAAGCGTCGCCCGGTTGTTTCCTTGTCCTCTCTGAGTCGCGCAAGCTCTGCAATGGTCATCGGCGCAGCGGTTGCAGCCTTATCGCGGAAAGCGCTGGCGGCACGCATGCCGAGCGTAGGACCGTAATCTCGCAGCAACGATCGCTGCATCGGCTTGGATAGCAACGCTTCGCGCATGGCGTATGGGACAGCAAGCGACGCCCCGCCAGCAGCCGCAGCCCCGATCGGGCCAAGCGCAGCTCCGGCCATCGTTGCGATCCCGGCGCCGCCGTAATAGCCGAGCTTCGATACGCCAGGCCCGGCAATTTGCGCGGCAGGCTGCGCAGCTCGCGGGAAGTTGTTGGCGAAATCTCCGATTACTTTGAGTTCGCCAGACAGCGGCTTCCCTGCCTGCGCCCGGGCTGCAAGCTTCTTCGCGTTGATCGAACCTCCGCCCTCGACAATCGCATCCTCGACCGTATGCGCTTTCGCCATCAACGTCCGAGCGTCGCGAAATCCTTTCAGCATCTCCTGCCCGGACAGATAGACGACCTGGCCATTCGGCCGCGTGACTGCGTGCAACGGTTGCGCGCCGCCGACACTGGAAGACAGGTGCCGTTCGATCTGATCCTCGATTGCCTTCGCAATCTCTCGGCTCGCCTTTCCTAGTCCTGTCTCGCCTTTCCGAAAGGCGTCGGTTGCTTTGTCCCGCAGGTATTGCGTCGCCTGCAGCGCATCCCCTGCGTCAAATTTCGGAACGGAAAACAGTTGCGCAATCTGTGACACTTCATCTGAGATGGCGCCAGGAAACGACCGTGCGGCACCCTGATAGCGGTTCGCAATCGAATACATGCGCGCCTGGAACGCCCGATCAGTCGGCACCGTGCCAACGGTAGCCACTGGCTCATATCCGGCCTGGTAGGCCGCTTTGCGCACGTCCTGAGCGGCTTCTTTCGTCAGCGGCGCGTCGTCTGCAATCCCGATCGCCCTACGCGCCATTGCGTCGAAGATCGGCGCGTTCCGGTTCGCTTGTTCCTGCGCCGACGCAATCTTTCCGGCAATCGACTCCATCGCCGTGTTTGCGATCGTTGGATTGACAGCGGACGGAGTGACGCCAATACCTTCCGCCATTGCCGCGCGCAGGGTGTCATCAATCGGTTGGTTCTTCGACTGAAGCGCAGCCTGTTCCGCCGTGCGCCGAGCTACATACTGGCTGGCCTTGTTCGCCAAAGCCTGCCCTACGACGCCAGCGCCGGCCCCTAGAGCGGCGTTTCCAAGTTTGCCAGTGATGATGTTGCCGGCTGTCTGTTCGCCAGCCACAGGTGCAAGCGCACCAAGCCCTGCGCCAACTGCGGCGGCGGTCTTATATGCTGTTCCTGCCCTGGCCAACGGGACCGCGGTCAGCGCTACGTTGCCGGCGATCGCCCCGACCGGAGCCTCTTGCTCGATGATGCGGTTTTCGTCAATTCGCCGCTGGTTTCCTTGACCGACAAACTGCTTCGCACCTTCCCATGCGTTCGATAGCGCGGTACCGGCGCCGGCTATGTTGCGCTTCGCCCATCCAGCATCACGCAGTTCCGTGCGCAAGGTATCAGGGTACGCTTCCGCGCCAATCTTGACCGGCTCAGTGATCGGCGGTGGGCGAGGTTGAACATCTTGCATCGCAACAGGCGCCGACGTTGATCCTGCGAGATACGAGACGATTTCGTCGTCAGTGTGCCCTGCTGCCCGGGCCTTGGCAGAGTCGAAGCCTTCCGACCTCGAAAGGTAATCGGCAATCTCCTGCTTCGAGTGCCCGGCTGCCATAGCCTTTTCAACGTCGAACGGCATGTTCTACCTCGTGCGGAATGCGTCGAGAGGATGCGCGCCTGCTGGCTGCGACGGTGCAGCTGCAGGTTGCTGCGGTGACGACAGGCCGAAGAACTCATCCGGTGACGCCCGTCTGGAATTTTCCACCAAGGCGCCGTTCTTCTGTGGCACGAAGCGCGGATTGGCGTCGAGGTACCTCTGCCAGGCCGCATCGGCGCCAGACAGGTTGCGGTTCTGTTCCAGCCACGTTTGCCGGAAGATGGCGCGCTCGCGCGCGTTCTGCGCCGCCCCGATCATGATCTGCGTGATGTTGTCGTTCGTCTGGCGATCGTTCATCAGCGACGGCCCTGCGCCCTTCATGTACTCGCGTTCGGTGTTCGAGATAGCGCCCTGTCCAGGCTTGAAGTTGTTCAGCGTCAGGAAGTTCTGAATCTGCGTCAACTCCTGCCGCTCAGGACTTCCGATTGCTGGCAACATGCCCATGATCCGGCCCGTCTCGACGTTCTGGTTCAACTCACGCCAGCGCTTCGCAGCCTGTTCGATTGCCGATGCCTGCTCGATTTCCTTCTCATCTCGCGCGAGCTGAGTCAGTCCGAATTTGTATGCGGCAATTTCTCGCTGGCTTTCCTTCGGCGCCTGCTGCATTTCGCGGACCGTCTTCTCCGTCGCTGCTCGCTTCTGATCGATGGTCGCTTGCTTGTCGGAAATAGCCAGTTGCCGATCCTGCGCCGCGTTCGTAGCCGCTTTGGACGCTGCAGCATCGACGCCGTAATCGACGCGGCGACCGTCGATCATCGCCGCCAAAGGCTGCCCCTTGATCGCATACCCTTTGCCTTGTCCGAATATTTCAATCGGCCGGCTGTAGTCGAGTTGCGCGTCGTTCTGCCGCCCAGGTTGGCCCGAGAAGTTGTACGTTGCGCCGGTGCGGTTGTTCCGCAACATCCCGCTGCCTGGAGCAACAGGTACGCGCGGGTCGTCTATCGGGTTCGCCATCGGCTGCGGTGCCGTGCGCTCCGGTGGAAGGTTGCGGATCTGGTTCAGGTCTCGAAGTTTCGGCTGTGGTTGCTGCGACATTTCGCCGGACATTTCGCCGGACACTTGCGGATACATTTCAGGCGCCAATCCACGAATTGCACCCTGCGACACGCGCGCAGGATCGTAGCCCATCTGCAGCAGCTCCACATCGGACAAACCAGATCCCGGCTTATCCTGCGCAGGCAGCCCGCCGATCTGTCCCTGCGCCATCCGGCGCGGGTCGTAACCCATCTGCAGCAATTCGGCAATCGTTGCCATGTCAAATCGTCCTTACCATGTCGAAGTACGCGACCTCTCGCCCGGGTTGATCCGTCCGGTTGCGGTAGCGTTCTGCGCGGCCAGGCGCCGCGAGGCCAAAGCCGCCTCGTCGTACCCAACCAGAGCGCGCAGCGCCGTGTTTGCCGTGTCCGACCGCCCTTGTTGCTGCAGGCCGAGTTCCTGATTCGCAGACCCCATCAGCCCGAGGTTGTATTGGTTGCGCTGCCCGGTCGCCGAGTTCAGCCGATCGAACTCTCGCCCGTATTCATCCGACGCCATGCCCTGCCCGTAGCGCGCAAGCTCTGCCAGGGTATTGCCGGAATTCAGCATGCCGCGAGCCGCCGCCGATCGCTCGACAGCCTGCTGTCCCTGGTTGAAACGGAACTTGTATGCGTTCGTGTTCTCGATCGAATCAGGGTTGTTGATCAGCGCAGCCAATCGCTGCTCATACGGGTTCGAGTATTGCCCGGAACTGGCGCCGACTTGCTGTTGCCCGGTTGGCTGAAGCATGGCCTGAATCTGCTGCAGGTAGTTTTGCCCGCCGCCAGGGACAACCTCCCGGCTGAGTTCGCTGGCTTGCTGCTGCTCACTCAGGTTCGCAGCCAGCATGCCGGCCGGCAAAGTCTGCGAGACGCCGTTATAGAACCGAGACCAGTTACCGTTTCCGTTGTCGCGCCACCCTTGCGCCTGCGCCAGTTGCTCGAACTGCGGGAATGCCTGCCTGGCCCTGTATGCTGCAATTTCCTGTTCCATCGTTGCCATTTGCAAACCTCATTCAATCTCGAACGCTGACACCTGCACTGGCAAAGAGCCGACGTGAATCAACTCGAATGCCCGCCTTCTAAATTTACCACATCTGCGCAGCCTTGCTTGTGCAGCAGACAAATCAACCGGGCGCCCTTTGCTGTAGGTCTGATAATCATCGTCAGACCAGCGAATCATGGCAGAGCTTCCTTGTTTCATGCCAACAACCCGGAGTTGCCCGATCGTTTTCCAGTCCTCGGTACCGTCGTCGAACTTCGGGGTCCGGATCTTCAGTTTGATCGGTGCGCCATCGTCATCAGACGACGCGTCGCTGATCTCGCAAAGTTCTCCGGTGTCCTCGTGCAGAACCAAGTCGCGGCCAGCGGCATTGACGTAACGCGAATACTTAAAGTACGTCTCGTCATACCCTGCGGCCGTGATTGTGCCTGTTGCCGGAGAAACCGTCGAAGACGCCACCGGGAACGAATAGCTGTTCGCGCTGATCCACGTGATCTGCTGGATTCCGTTGTATGCCGACTGCGCTGCTCCAGCAATCAATACCGGGTCGCAGTCCGAATACCCGTGCGCCGTTTGCGTGACGGTCGCGACGCCTGCCGATTGCGTGATCGTGCAGGACGCCGGAGTCTGCAGCGTCAGGCTCGTCCATTCGGCCCATGTGCCGTTCGTGGCGTCATAGACGATCGTGAGACCGAGTGTTCGCAGTCCGAGCACATAGAACGAATGGCCAGCGATACGAACCCCGTATGCATAGACATCCGACACGCCATCAGCGGCCAGGATTCGATCGACGTCCGGAGTGCTGACCTTCTCCTGCTGCAGTTCGCGCATGCGATAGACTCCCGGGCCTTGCTGGCGAGCCTTCGACACCCACAATACGGTCTCGTCCAGATACGCGACAGAATCCCCGTTGGCGCATCCGGTCAGCGTGAAAGCGCTCAGGACTGGCGACAATGGCGACCCAGTTGCATTGCCGACATTGTAGAAAAACTCGGTGCTCCATTCCTTGAACGCAACGACGTAGTTCTGAGATTTCGCAATCGCGACGCCCTGACCAGGCTCAATTGCCGCTGTGATGAAGTCCAATGCCCCCCACGTCAGCGGGT